TCACGGGCGTCAAGGTCAGCAAGTTGATTGTTGAGGTTCTCAGTCAGAATCACGAGCGCTCGCTCCCAACGGTCACGATTTTCTGGCAGCGACAGATACTCACGCTGCTCAGGGGTGACTCGATTCTTGACTTCCTCAGCAACAAGCCGAGAAAACGCGTCGTCGTCCATCATGTCAGTATTTCCTCCAGGCAGGGCACATGCCCTTGTAGTTGCACCAATCGCAAAGACGGGTCTTCTTTGCTTCAAACAATCCGGTAGCGCAGCTGTCGGTCATGTCCGACCAGACGGAGGCTACGGCTTCACGCATCGCCGCACGCGACTCGGGAGTTGGGTCATATGCAACACGCGTGCCTTTGTTCTTGAGATAAATCAGTTCGGCAGTTGAGACGTGAGAACCGTAAATGGTTTCATGCAACTCAACATAGACCATCAACTGTTGACGCTTCTCGCCGTCATACCGCTTTGACGCAACCTTGCCAGTCTTGTAGTCGCTGATGACCGCCGAACCATCGGCAGCCGTGTGCCAACGGTCCAAGATGCCAAGAACCGGAACATCCGCAATAGGCGCTTCTAGCCGACACTCAATGCCGTCAAGCGTGACCGTAGTCGGGTCCTCAAGTTCAAAGTAGTTTTGTACACACTTCCAGACCTGCCATCGCAACATGTGGTTGTCGTAGTCCGACAGGTTTAGGTCGTTTACTTCATCACGCCACTTGATGTCCCACTGCTCAAGCAGAATCGCTCGAGCCGCCGCCAGAGTGCGTTCTTCTGCTGGCATCGCCATGAGCAACTCAAGGATCTCATGGGCCATTGAGCCAAGCACCTGCGCGCTCGTAGACGGTTCGGGCATCCGGTCAATGCGGCTATAGCGATACCTCAGTGGGCACTGCTGAAACGTAGAGATAGAAGACGGTGATAGATACTTGGGCTGATTATCAGCTAGTACCGGCTCCGTCTCTACGATGAACGGCGCTTTCACGCCTCAGCGTCAGTCAAGGCAATGCGGTTCATTTCCGTGATGAGGTCCTGAATCTGGTCCTCAGTGGAAATCTTCGCGCTGGGATTCCCGTAGGCGCCGTAGTTAGCAGACCACCACTCGCGCACGGCCTTCTTCTCGTCAGCGCCAAGAGACTTCATCTTGGTCTGGAATGCTGCCCACGTTTCAGCACTCACTGCGTCGGCCATAGCGTTCTCAGCAGATGCCGGGTCGGCCGTGATTTCCGCAGCCGCAGTAGCGTAGGACTCCTCGACGGCAAGGGCCTCATCGGTGCGGGCAAGGTCAATGCCAACACCAAAACCCTGACATGCCTTCTTGAGGGCATCAGACATTGCACCCTTGTACTCGTCACCAAGGTCCACAACACCGTTGCCGTTGCGCAACTTCTTGACCTGCTGACCGCCGACGCCGTCGTGAACAACGTGCTTGTAGTCAATGACGGCAGTGACGCGAACGTGCGCAAGGACCCAATCCGGCTGGTCGTCCTCTCGCCAGACGCGAATAACTTCGCTGTTCCACCCGTCCACACCGAGGACGCGATTCATGCGGGCAATGACTTCAGCAACGGGAATGTAGGTGAGCTTCTTGCCCTGGTGGTAGCGAAGCATTTCCTTAGGAAACGGTTCCGCCAGTTCGCGACCGATGTCAGCAACGTGCTGGGCGCGCTGGGCCTTGTCGTCGTTGAGGACCTGCTCAACGGCATCCGTAAGGCCAGCGGCTTCAAGGATGACTTCCGCAGGAATGGGAGAGAATTCCTCGACCTCGGGAGTAGTGGGCTTCTTGGCAGCAGGCATGTTGATACTCCAATAGATGATGAGTCGTCAGACTCGGTTGATACGGACTTTCATTGCGCCTTCAGTAACTTCGCAGTAGTCATCAGCAGAAATGCCAAGGTTGTTGAGCGCCTTGACTTTCCAATAGGACACACCTGCGTAGGTGAGTACGTCCATGATGAGTTCTTCCGTACTCTTTAGCATCTCGCCAGTCTCAAAGTCAACGGACGATTGCACCAGCCGTTCAGCAACTTCGGCACTGATGGCCTTGTGGTCCCATGCCTTACGGCTGTCAGAACGACGCAGTTCCATGGTGGCGCCAGCAATAGAGACTTCCGGCAAGTCACCCATAGCGGTAACAAGTCGAGCATCTGCCGCATCGCGAACCGCAGCCAAATCCTGACGGACCGTATCTAGAGCGAGTACGCCTTCAGCAATGCCCTCAATGTCTTCATTGGGCAGGTCATCAATGGTGCGCAGCAAATCGGTAATGGCTTGGCGACACGCCGCAAGCCGGTCGTTGACGCTGGTCATAGGTGCCTCTCATAGGGTCGCTAGTAGGTCTAGGCAATGAGCCTAGCGCGCGCAGGGCGCCGTTGTCCAAGCCCTGAGAGAAAAGTGTACGCACCGACGGCGGAGTCAACTTGGTCATCGTGATAAGCGGCTTCAGGGAACCCAGAGAGTTCGTCTAGCCAATCGGTGAGCCATGAAGCGCGCACGACACGAACGTTGCCGTTCGCTACGGCTGATGCGAATGGACGCGCACGACTGACCTTGTCTCCCGTTGCGCGCTCTCCCATGAAGTCGTACCCCGGAAGGATGTAGCGGGCGTATTGGTCAATCAGGGCTTTGCCGGCTGATCCGGGCTCTTGTTCCATGCGAACGGCAACCGCAGGGCCATCCTCTGCGGCCGTTACCGCAATGAGGTTTTCCACCTTGTCGCCACGTTCACGGATGCGCTTCACGTCAAGGACGTAGTAGATGCCCTGATGCACCATCATCAGCGTGCCGACCGTCCAGTCAGGGTCAGGGTTGCGTTCTGATGCTTCGGTTGCGGCAAGGTCCCAGAATCGAACTGCCCGTGGGGGCGTATCGGTCAACTCAGGAATCTCGTATCCCTCAATCTGAACAAAACTTGACCGTTCAAATAGGGAGCCAAGGCTGGTCGCCCACCAGTCGCCTTGCTCAAGTCGTGCTCGTTCAATCGGGTCAAGCTCCGCAAGCGCTCGACGGTACGAGTCGGCGTCAACGCCTGGGTTGTCGGTCAACTTGGAGGGAACGAAGATTCGTCCCTTGTCCGATCCCTCAACAAGAAATCGCTGCCTGACCCAGTTGGGCGCAGGGTTAGAGGCGCATCGCATGCGGAGCGGCACGCGTGAGAGGGGACCAGAGGCTGGGCGGCGTAGTCGGGAGAATAGGTAGCGGTAGTCGGACTCTCGAATTTCGGTGACCTCGTCCATTCCGACGAACTGGGCTTCAACACCCTTGTAGCGCAAATAGTCGTCTTTATTGTTGAGATAACCGAATGTAATACGAGCACCCGATGGAAATACCGCTGTATAGGTATTCTGGTTGAAGCGGACTTCTTCATAGTGCGCAGTCCAATCACGGAAACGGTCCATGAGCGCACCGGGCAGGGTTAGGTCAGCAAGTGTGCGACGAAACAGCATTGCCGAATAGTTAGGAATGTCAACATATTGCAATGCCGCCATCAGGAGCGCTGACGACTTGCCACCACCTGCGGCACCGCCAAAAAGTGCCTCAATGGCGTTAGACCGCAGAAACACTTTCTGCGGAATAGATGGCACCTCAGGACAATATGGAACTGGCCGTGGTTGGAGGTAGTCGTAAACCTCTTCCCATTGCGTCACAATACCCGCCTCGTTAGATGTAACCTCTATGGAACTACACCACGCTATCAGGTAAGGTGGTTAGGTGACCTTGGCGCGCCGCGTCCGTGATTTTCTACTTTCAGGTATTGAGTGGCGACGCTTCGTCGCCTACTTTTTGATGGTGCTGTTCATCGTGGGCACGACGGTGGGTGCCGCAATGTTGCTGCCTGCCGCTGGCTGGATTGTCCTTGGGGTCAGTTCGGCAATTGTGGGCTATATCCTCGGAGCTGATTGATGGCATGGAATAAGGCTATTCAGCCGACCGAGACCAAGCAGGTGCCGCTTGGTGCGCCTATTTCCACGAACCCTGGCAATGTTGGGCGCGCCTATAAGGATTCGTGGGACATTGAGCGCGTCTACCGTGACGGCGTCAAGAAGGTCACATGGGTTTTCCGGTGTATTGACACTATTGCCGGCAACGTTGCTCGCCTCCCTGTCATCGGACACAAAGGCAACCTGCCGCAAGGCGAGGTCGTCACGGACGCAGAGGTCCTAGACCTCCTCAATCGCCGCTCCAACCCCGGTGAAGACAGTTTTGCCTTCCGGTACCGACTGTCGGCTCAACTACTGACCAGCACTCGAGGTGCCTTTGTAGAGGTTCTCCGAGGTCGCGGTGGGCAACCCATCGCCCTTCACCTGCTTCCGCCGCAGTACACGGCACCCATCCCCGATCCCAAGAAGTACGTCTCTGGGTTTGAGGTTGAGTTGCCCGGTTTGCCCAAGCAGATTCTGAAGCCAGAGGATGTGTTGTGGTTTAAGCATCCGCATCCGCTTGACCCATACCTGTCCATGACTCCCATGGAATCCGCTGGCGTGGCCATTGAGATTGAGAACCTTGCGAAGTACTACAACCGCAACTTTCTCCTGAATGACGGGCGACCTGGGGGTCTTGTTGTCGTCCGTGGGGAGATGGAAGACGACGATAAAGACGAGCTGCGGTCACGGTTCCGTGGCGGCATTTCGCGAGCCGGTGGAATCTCTGTTATTGCCTCTGAAGAAGGCGTGGATTTTGTTGATACTTCAGCAAGTCCGCGTGATGCCGCTTATATCCAGATGCGACAAATCACCAAGGAAGAAATCCTTGCAGCATTTGGTGTTCCTGAGTCGGTAACTGGTAATGCGGCTGGACGTACATTCTCTAATGCCGCAGAAGAGCTGCGTGTCTTTTGGCTAGAAACTATCCCGCCGCATTTGGAAATGCTCGCACGCGGCATGGATAACCTTGACCCGAAACTCTATTTTGAGTTTGATACATCATCCGTGCCGATTCTCATTACCGCCAAACAAGAGCGTTCTCGCTTTGTTATGGACGAGTTTCAGCAGGGTCTAGCAACCGCAAACGAGTATCGAGAAGCGGTTGGACGCAAGACCGTTGACTCGGAACTCGCGGACTCCATGCTGGCC